ACGATTATAAGAACGCAATACCATTATGTCCGACACATCACAGGACTGGTGGCCACGGTGTAGCGTATCACGCAGGTCGTTTAGCATTTGAAGAAAACTTTGGTAGTGAAACTGAATTATTAGAGAAAGTTAGGAGTTTGTTATGATTGTATTTCGTAAGAAAGTAGACGCTTGGGTAGTGACAGCTAGGGATTCAGATTGTCAGATTATTCACATTGGCGATTATCAAACACAAGAAGAAGCTAAGGCAGCAGAACAAGCATTTAAAGAAAAAAGACTAGCAGAGTCATACGCAAAACAAGAAGCAAAGCTAGACAGATTAGCAAAAGAGATGGTTGCTAGGTATAACGTCTATCTAGAATTTTGTGTGCTGCCTAAAACGCTTACAGACATGAAGCAACATTTAGATGCTGATAAGAATACTGCGTCTAATACAATTAAAAGTTTAATGGCTCGTGGCTATTTAAAAAGCATTGTTGTTAGCGATAATGGCACACGCAAGTATTATAGCTTTGCCACCATTAAGCTAATGAGTTACGAAGAAGCATTAGAGTATGTATCACCTAGGAAATATAAAACTAAGGCTAGTGAAAATGAACCTACATTGCCTGGTGCTAAGGTAATTAACTTTGATGACAACAAATTGACCAAGCTATACATGACGCAACGTGCTATAGACCGGGCTAACATGAAGTCACCTAAGAACTATGTAAGCGGTTCAAGTATATCTGCTGGAGATTGGTAATGAGTGTACTAGACATACAGCACGGGGGCAACCATTACAAAGGCTTTGCCATACAGCCAGCAGAGTTCTGCTATTACAACAACATTCCGTACTTAGAGGCTACAGCCATTAAGTATTTATGCAGACATCGTAATAAGAACAAGCTAGAGGATTTAAAAAAGGCAATGCACTTTATTGAGATGCTGATTGAGTTTGAGTACAGCGAAGAACCCAGCCCAGCAGAAAGCCAGACTGGGGAGTAAATCATTTATTCATTACGTACATAGTAACTTCAAAGCCAAAACGCATTTCTGTAGCTGCTGGTTTAGTCCACATGATAGTAGTCCTTAATCTGTACTAAGCAAGATTGCTTGTATGTAATAATGTGCTTAATGTTATACGCTAACAATACAGAAAAGCATGATTTATGCAATATTGACCACTATTGATTAATATGATAAAGTCACGTAACGATTTATAGTAGTGCAATTTTGCATTACTTTTTTATTCCAGCGACAGTACATCGCTAGAAAGCAATCATCGCCCCTCTGACGAGATAGGGTAGACTCCGAGGCAGTCTAGTTGCGAAAGCCTCCTAATTTTAAGGATAGTTATGGGATTATTAGACGTTAAAGAAGGTATAGTTTCTGAAAAAGAGAACAATGCCAACACAGATAATGCAATCAATAACTATTCTTTAGGGCCAATGAACCCTAGTTCACCAAGCAAAGACTATTGGTCAAAGATGGCCAAGATGTTCAAAGTATCTCCAGACGAAGTAAAGCGCCAACGCTGCGGCAATTGCGAGTATTACGAAAATACTCCAGAAATGCTAGAACAGATGGAAGCTATCCCACTAAACAAGTACGACCTATACGATGGCCAAGCCCAGAGAGGTTATTGCCATAAGCTAGATTTTATTTGCCATAATTCCCGTCTATGTTCTGTATGGGAAGCTAAAGAATTTGAGATGGAGGATTAATCATGCGTAACATGGATAAGATAGCAGCAAAGATTGGCAAAGTAATGGGCGAGTACAAAGACAAAGAGTTGCATTCAGGCAAAGACGGCAAAGTCGTTAAGTCACGTAAGCAAGCTATTGCTATTGCGCTATCTGAAGCAGGTAAAATAAAAGGCAAAAAATAATGCGTGACATGAATAAGATTGCTGAGAAGATGGACAAACTATGGTCTGGTGGCAAGTTCCGCACAGCCAAGCCTGTAAAAACAGAAGAAACATATAAGACTATTGACGCAGAGATGGCTAAGTTCGCAAAAACTAAAAAATGAACGACCATTGGGCAATAATACTGTTAGCTGTAATTGCTAACCTTACACTCGTTATAAACGCAATACATCATTGGTAAACTTATGGCATGGAACGATTACATAAATAAAGTAATGACCCCATCCACCAATTGGTGGGATAAAAAGCTGTCCGATAAACAGAGATTTCAGTTACAAGCACCACAAGACCCAAGTTTACTAGATGTAGCAGCAGCAGTACCAAACCCAGTAGGAGATGTAGCATCAGGATTGCTTGCTGTACAAGACGTATCTAAAGGCAATTATGGTAGCGCAGCATTAAACAGTTTAGGATTATTGCCATTTGTTCCTGCTATGGGGGCAATTACTGCATTTCATGGTAGCCCGTATAAATTTGATAAGTTTGATTCTGCTAAGATTGGTAGTGGTGAGGGCGCACAAGCATACGGTCATGGATTGTACTTTGCAGATAATCCTGAAGTCGCTGCTAGTTATATGCCAAATTTTGCATTTAAAGAAGCGCAAAACTATTTGTTTACAAAAAATATTGATGATGCCGTTAAATCAGCAGAAAAAGATTTGAATTCAATGATAAAGGGTAAATCACCTCAATCATCAATTAATGACCAAAATGAAATATTAAGTATTTTAGTAAATAAACAAAAAAACCAATCTCAATTAAATAAATATTTTTCATCAAAAACTGCTGACGAAATTGAAAATGCCTTTGTTGAAGGCGGAACTCCAAAAGTTGAGAAATATTTAAAGAAAAATAATTTATTAGAATATAAGCCAGAAGTTAATAAGTATTTATCAGAAATTTCAGGCTCTCAATCTTTATATAAAGTTGATATACCAGATGAATCAATACCTAAAATGCTTGACTGGGATAAGCCGTTAAATAAACAAAGTAAAGCAATTCAACCTGCAATAAATGCTGCATTAGAGAAAATTAAAAAATTAGGTTCTACTCCCAATCCAAATAAAATGACTGGGAAAGATTTATATTTAGGATATCAACAATATCGTGGGAATCAACCTGATTTTGCATCAGAAGGATTAAAGGAATTTGGAATATCTGGAGTAAAATACTTAGACCAAGGTTCAAGAGGTGTTGGTAAAGGTACAAGTAACTATGTGGTATTTGACCCAGAAAAAATTAAGATACTTGAACGTAACGGATTGCTAACTAATTAATTAACAACAGGGTGACCACCCATTATGGAGTCACATAAACATGGCAGAAATAACAGAAACAAACCCAAGAGGTGCAGGTGCGCCACCAGGCAACCAAAACTCTAGTAAAAACAATCGTTTGTGGGCTGAAACAATTAAGCGAGTAGTAGTACAAGGCGATGGTGAAACATTACGCAGAGTAGCAGAGGCTTTAATACTAAAAGCACAAGAGGGTGACATAGCTGCTATAAGAGAATTAGGCGATAGACTTGATGGCAAGTCAGTAGCAACAACAGAGTTAAGCGGTACTGATGGCAAAGATTTAGTTATTAATGTGGTAACAGGTATCAATGACCACGATTAGTACAGGCTACGAGCCACGTGACCCACAGAATAAGATACACAGGGCAATAAGAGATAACAGGTTTGTAGTATGCGTAGCACATCGTAGGATGGGCAAGACAGTAGCAGCTATCAATCAACTCATACATAGTGCGTTAAATAATAAGCTGGCTAATCCTCGTTACTGTTATATTGCCCCAACGTATTCACAAGCCAAGCGAGTCGTTTTTGATTACCTAGTAGAGTTCACAAGGCCACTAGGTGCGAAGGTAAATATTGCAGAGTTGCGTGTTGACTTCATGGGCAGACGCATAAGCTTATATGGTAGTGAGAATGGTGACAGCTTACGAGGCCAATACTTTGATGGCGTAGTGCTAGATGAGATTGGTGACCAGAATCCAAAAATCTGGAACGAAATTTTGAGGCCTGCTCTTTCCGACAGAAAGGGTTTTTGTTTGTTCATAGGAACGCCCAAAGGAAACAACCATTTCAAAGATTTACGTGATAGAGCAGAAACAGCAGAAGGTTGGAAGCTATTAGAGTTTAAGGCTAGCCAAACAGGATTAATAGATGCACAAGAGTTGTCATCAGCCAAGAACGAGATGGGCGAAGACAAATACATTCAAGAGTTTGAGTGTAGCTTTGATAGTCCGGTAGAAGGCAGTTACTACGGCAAGCTAATGAACGAGGCAGAGGAATCTAATCGTGTTGGCATAGTGCCTAGAGATGATTTAAGTAAGACATTCACCGCATGGGATTTGGGTATGTCTGATAGCACATCTATTTGGGTCTGCCAAACAGTAGGTAAAGAAGTAAGGCTAGTGGACTATGTAGAGAACCACAGTCAATCGTTAGAGTGGTATGTGAACTGGCTACGTGATAACAAGTGGGATAAGGCCACACACATATTACCGCATGACGTAGAAGTAAGAGAACTAGGAACAGGCAGGTCACGCAAAGAGATGTTGATGGAGTCAGGATTAGAGATAATCATTGCGCCTAAACTATCAGTTGCAGACGGTATTCAAGCTGTAAGACGTTTACTGCCTAGATGCTGGTTCAATAAAGAAACAACGAAACAAGGTATAGACTGTCTAAGAAACTATAGACGAGTGTATGATGAAAAGCGTAACGTGTTCTTTGACACACCATTACACGATTTTGCGTCACACGGGTCAGATGCTTTCAGATATTTAGCAGTAGGCTTAAACGAACCTGATTCGTCATGGACTCAGCCACTTAACGTAAATACTAAATGGGTTGTTTAATGGATGTTATTAAACGAAAAGATGCAATAACATTAAAGTTAAAGTATTACTTTACTGGCAATCCATGTAAAAATAATTTAATTGCTAAACGTGCTATAAATGGCAATTGCATGTGTATAGTGTGTAAAACTGCTAGAAATGACAAAATTAATAAAATAATTAATTCATCATATAGAAAAACATATTATCAAAAAAATAAAGATAAGTTAATTGAGGCAACAAAAAATTGGCGTGATGATAATAGAAAGCAATCAAGAGAATATACAAAACAATGGAAATTAAATAATAAAGATAAAAATGCCATGCACGAGCAAAAAAGACGTGCGTTAAAATTAAATGCTATACCATCATGGTTTAATGAGTTTGATGAATTTGTTTTAGCTGAGGCATTCCATTTAAGCGGCATAAGAGAACGTATTACAAAGATAAAATGGCAAGTTGACCATTTAATACCGCTACAAGCAAAACAAGCATGTGGGTTACATTGCTTTAACAACATACAAGTAATACCGCAAAAATTAAATAGCTTTAAACTTAACAAAATGATTTTTACCAATCCATTTGAATGGATAATGAAGGTGTAAATATGGATGAATTAGAACTAAAGACGATTATCTCCACAGAGATTGACAACTCCATCGGTTACTTGGAAACAGAAACCGTTGAAGACCGTG